CATCCTTCTTCTGATCGACGAAAGCCTGATAGGCCGCCTTCAGGCTGCCGCCGCCATAGCTCTTGGCCAGCTCAACGATCTTCATGCCGTCAGCGTGGGACAACACGGCATCGGTCTTGATTTCGGTCTCCTGATCGAAAACGTTCCTCTTCATTTCGGTTTCCTCCTCTTCGGAATTGTGCTTGACTTCGGGGCCTTTGGAATCGCCCGAAGGTTCATCGTCGGGATTGACGATGTTGTCAATGACGTAAGCGACGGCATTCTTCTGTTTTTCGTTGAGGGTGTTGAGCACATCCTCAATGGTTTCTTTGTCGTCTTTCTTATCGTCATTCTTGGGATTCTCATCATCCTTCTCTTCAGACTCGCCATTGATGTGCTCGACCTCAGAAGGCTTGGAATCCCCATCGGCGTGTTCTATATCGGAATAAAGCTCGATGCTTTCGCCGGTGTAAATGATGCCCTGCTCGAAATCCTCAGTCGTGGAACCGTCGCCGTGTACGACCAAAGAATCGATGAATGCGCCGGGATTCGCTCCGGCGTAGACGAGGCTGATTTCGCGAATCATGCCGTGAAGAACGGTCTTGGCCTGCTCCTTAAGGTGGTTGGCATAGATGGACAATGCGGTGATATCGCCATGAAGCACAGCCTTTTTGGCATTGACGCCGCTTTCGGTGTCGTTGAAGAAGCATTCAGCACGCATGCTGCCATCCTGGCTGTGAAGAATGCCATAGCCGAGAACGCCGTCAGGCGTCGCGTGATTGTGGTTCCATACCAGCGGGACCCTCGCGCCGTCCTGATGGGCAAAGGCGTTCCTGGCGATCGTGCGGCCGTCAGAGCAGCGCATGTCTGCCCGAGTTGCCCAGCCTGCAAAATCGTAGTGATTACCCATTTTGACCCGTCTCCTTATCTTTGTTGTTGTCCTCCGACCCCGGCCCGGAACTGGCTGGCAACAAAGCCTGCTTGTCGTCGGCGGACGCGCTCAGATTCTTATTCCTAAGTACGTCGGCTTTCGGATCGCTGCTGGGCTTCATGCCGATAATTTGCCTGATCTCATTAGAGGTCATGATCTCGTTTCTTGTGAACTTGTCAGCGATTTCCGCGATGTCGTTCACGGGAACGAGCTTAAAGGGGTCTCGGAAGAAGGTGATGGTTTGCCGCTGAGAACGGGCAGTCTGCGTAAGAAACTTGCGATTCATCTCATCGACAATAGCCGAAAGAATCGGCTCGATAGTCCGATTGAAATAATTCAGCATCGTCTTCTCATCCGCTGTGCCATCCATGATGGCCTGCGTAATGCCAAGCTGGCTGAAGAACATTCCAATCAGATACTCGATCTGCTTCATCAGATTGTTCTCGACGGGGCGATTGAGCTGCGTGATATGCTCGGTACCGTCCGTGTACGCAATGCCATATTTCCCCTCGGAAAGCTGCTTCTCGATGTCTTTCCGGCGCTTCTCGGCCTGCTCTCTGCGGGCTTCAGTTTTGATGATGTAGGGGAGCTGAATGATCAGATCGAGCTTTCCACTACTGGTCTGTTCATCAACGACATCCAGTAGATTCAGCTTCCTGGTCAGGCGCTGATAGATGGAATTCGGCTCGTTCATCACGGCATACATCGGGTTTTCAATAAGAGGCACAGTCGACTTGGGGATGACGATATTCTGCCTCCGACCGATGTTCTCATTGTAGACCTCAACCTTCACATGTCGCGGATACCATTCCACAACTCTTCCTGTACGAAGCGTGTAGATCTTGAAGTTTCCGGAATCTTCCGGCTCGTCATCCGCGTCTGTTGGAACGGCGGCAACACATCCTTCATCGAGCATGCTCGCTACGAGATCCTGAATAAAGGCTCTTCCGGTCTGGTCGATGTTGGCCTCGATCGTAAGACAGTTGTTGAGGTCTGAATCGATGGTTTCCTTATACCTGCCATTTTCGTCGAGTCGCACATGGCGAATACTCATTGCTGCCGCATCCATGGCAATTCGATTGTAAACAGCGGTAACGATAGAACGCTCGTTTCCTCTGGAATACCTCATGCGATCCGGCCGGTATCCATACGATGGGCCGATGTTATAACCGATGGTGGGGTCCTTGTTCTTGAATGTGTTCCAGGCGCGTTTGAGCCTGTCCATCAAAGCCATTTCTGTTTCCTCCTATATCTGTGAATTGGGAAATAAACATAAAAAAAAGACCGCAGGTGTTTGCCTACGGTCAGAAATAGGGGATTGGTCAGAGCTTGGTCATCTGATCCTTTTTACAGTCGTACAGCGGGCGCTCTCCGGGATAAGCATCCGGATCGTCGACATGACCCTTTTTATCACTCTGAACTGTATAGATGGTTATCCCATTGTCATCGTAGATGTCTACGATATCACCTGTCACGCCCTTATCATTGATGCGGACGTGGTCAAACAGCTGAAAGGCCATATCAATCCTCCTTCAATCGTCTATCGACGTAAGCTGTGATGAACCGCGGAATTTCTTCCGGTCCATCCTTTTGCCATACGGTTCGGAAGAGACTTTGATTCGTAACTCCGAGTCGCATTGGAATGCTGAATCTTTCTCCGTTCTTACCTTTCGGCTGAGAATCGATCTTCTTCGATAAATCGAAATTGGATTCAATGTCCCGGAACAGTCGATCGGCATCAGTTGGTTTATACCCAACGTCAAAGAACTCTTTGGCGTGCTCTGTTCCCTCTTTTAGGCAATAGGAACTGAATTTCCGCTGATCTGCGGTAAACCCCTTCGAGCTATGATACACGCCATCTATTATTTTAGCAGCTTCTTCAGCTTTTTCAACCTTGGATTTGGTTGTATGGCCAAGCTGCTCAGGTGTTCGGCGAACGCCCCACTTCATGCCTTTGACACCATGATGACAGAGGACGCCGCCCAAGTAATGCTCGTAAATCATTCTCAGTTAAACGCCTCCCGATTGATTTTGTAGGCCACATATCCGTCCAGCATGGCGGCGACGGCATCGATTTTCTGCTCGTACCGTTTCTTGAGGAGCTTCCGATTTCCGTTTGTGTCCTCAAGCGCGATACAGTTGCCCATGGCAAATGTCATCAGCGTCTCGTCGAAAATCAACATCCTTTCTTCAGACAGCTTTTTCAACTCGCCCAGCGGTACGGATTCTGTTCTGGCACCCTGAATGACTTTCTCGATACCATAACTGCCATTTTCATTGGCCCACCTGGCAACAAAGTCTTTGGCGTTATAGGGATCGTAGCCAAAGGCGCGAACATCGTATTCGTTCTCCGTGATGTAGTTATCCAAATCGTCATAGACCTGCATCATGTCAAGCACGGTACAATCCATGACAACGAGACTGCCTTCCCGAATGAATTCTTCATACTTGGAATGCATTGCGGCAGGAAGTTTGTCGAATGTAAGCTGAGAAATGTAGTTGCGAGTCTTTATGCCAAAGCTCCCGTCTCCAAGGGGAAACAAAAAGGTGAAAGCACAGAAGTCGTCACCCTGCGAAAGATCAGCCCCAAGGGCGCAAGGCATCCTCCAGAAATCATGGTGGCCTTCATGCACCTGGATCTCCTCATAGGAGAAGAAATAGGTATAGCCTTCCATGGGAATGCCGAATCGCTTAGCGAGCGTATCATTGCGCTCATGAGGCGATTTCTCAATGTTATCGACATCGCGCTGATAGGTCTCGTAGCTTACGGTTTTTCCGAGATTCGGATTGGCCTTCAACCACATTTCTGGATGGGCGACTTCATCGATAGAGTCCAGCTTGTAATACCAGATGCTGACCCAAGGCTGATCCAGTTCTCCGCGAAGAATCTTCATCAGCTGCATTTTGATGGTATCGCCGATCGCATTGCGAACGGTCCCTTCAGAGCTGATGGCAACGATCAGATAATCGTCGATCTTGGACGAACCTTGCTCGATTGCACCGATTACATTCTCACGAACGTCACAGGACAGCCATTCGTCGATCGTAGCGATCTTGGTTCTCATAGATTGCAGCTTGTCAATGGACATTGGCACAGTTTCGATCCGGCTGCCGGTCAGGAAATTCTCGATGCCCTTTTTGGTGCTGGCGAGCTTAACCCTCATGGCGCGGGAACCCGTGGTGTTCTGTAAACTGCCTTCTGTGAGAAACTTGAATAGCGGCCCTCTGGCCCTTGTGATGGATGTGCGAATCGGGGAAAGTGTTTCTTCAGCCTGACGCATAGTAAACGCCGTAGCGATCTGATGCGTGGTGCTGGTATCGATGTTCAGAAAGTAGCTCTGAATATTACTGGCGTACATCGTCTTCGCCGCGCCTCTGGCAACGATCAGAAACTGCTTGTTGCACAGCCGCTTCTTGATGATTTTACGCCTGTACCGTATTCTTCCATCATCTGTGGTAACGGGAACCCGCTGTTCCACAAAGTAATACCAGCCGAAGATGTCTTCCGCCCATAACTTGAAGCTGTCGAGCAATTCAAGATCGGAACCGTCCGTCAGAGTAAGCTCCTCTTCACAGTACGCGATAAAACCCTCGACAGCTTCAAGTTATG